GGACAATAATGGCACAAACAGATTTAACAAAAGCATTACTGAAAAGATATGATCGTCTAAAAGCTCAAAGACAAAATTGGGAAACGCATTGGCAGGAAGTTGCAGATTACATGATGCCAAGAAAAGCAGATGTTACCAAAACAAGATCAAGAGGTGATAAACGAACTGAACTTATCTTTGACAGCTCACCTTTACAAGCTGTAGAATTACTTGCAGCATCACTTCATGGAATGCTAACTAATCCATCTACTCCTTGGTTCTCTTTACGTTTTAAAGAAGAAGAAATGGAATTTGAAGATGAAGCAAAAGAATGGTTAGAGTCTGCAACTGAACAAATGTATGTTGCATTCAATAGATCAAACTTTCAACAAGAGATTTTTGAATTGTACCATGACCTGATTACCTTTGGTACGGCAGCAATGTTTATTGAAGAAGATGAAGATGATATATTAAAATTTTCAACACGACACATCAATGAAATCTATATTGCAGAAAATGATAAAGGTAGAATAGATACAGTCTTTAGAAAATTTAAAATGTCTGCAAGAGCAGCAATACAAAAGTTTGGAACAAATCCTGACTTTGAAGTTTTACAAAAAAAGAATCCATACGAAGAAGTAGATATTATTCACGCAATCTATCCAAGAGATGACTTTGATGTCAGAAAACAAGATCAAAAGAATATGCCTTTTGAATCAGTATACATGACAGGAAAAGGCGAAGAGTTATCAGTATCTGGATTTAGAGAGTTTCCATTTGTTGTGCCAAGATACTTAAAAGCATCGCATGAAATTTATGGAAGATCTCCAGCAATGACAGCTTTACCTGATGTCAAGATGTTAAATGAAATGTCAAAGACAACAATTAAAGCCGCACAGAAACAAGTAGACCCCCCTTTACTTGTTCCTGATGACGGATTTATTTTACCTGTAAGAACTGTCCCTGGCGGATTGAACTTTTACAGATCAGGAACACGAGACAGAATAGAGCCTTTAAATATCGGTGCGAATAATCCACTGGGATTAAATATGGAAGAGCAAAGACGAAACGCAATTCGTAATGTATTCTATGTCAATCAGTTAATGATGCAACAAGGTCCACAAATGACAGCAACCGAAGTGATACAAAGAAACGAAGAGAAAATGAGATTGTTAGGACCTGTATTAGGAAGATTACAATCAGAGTTATTAAAACCACTTATTGATAGAGCGTTTAATATTTTACTTAGAAAAAATATGTTTAAACCTGCACCAGAATTTTTAGCAGGAAGAGATGTAGAAATTGAATATGTTTCTCCTCTTGCCAAAGCTCAAAAGTCTACAGAGTTACAAGCCATCATGCGTGGTATTGAAATCATGGGATCTATTGCAAATGTTGCACCTGTATTTGATTATGTAAACTTTGATAAACTGGTTAGACATTTAATGGATATTGTTGGTGTACCACAAAAAGTTTTAAAACCTCAATCTCAAGTCAATGCTGAAAGACAACAAAAAGAACAGCAGCAACAAGAGACGATGCAAATGCAACAACTTCAACAAGTTGCAGAAGCAGGAGGAAAGATAGCACCACTCGCTAAAGCATTGCCTGATGAAGCCAAAGCAATAGCAAATGCAGAAACTGAATAATGATAAAAGAAATAAAACAACTAAGAGAAATATATAAAATAGTTTTTGGATCTGACCAAGGCAAACGTGTCATGGAAGATCTTGAAAAGAGATGTCACTTTTGGTCTACTACCAATATTAAAGGCGATAGCCATGAAAGTGCATATATGGAAGGACAACGCAGCGTTCTTCTATTTATAAAATCAATGCTGCAAAAGGAAAATGAAAATGTCAAACGAGCAGATAACGGAGAGTAACACTCCGCCTGTAGAGACAACACCACAACCCGAAACATCTACAGAGACAAAAACAACAGATACATTAGTATCATCAACAACCGATAGTACAGTACAAACCGCAAAATCTTGGAAAGAAACGATTTCTGAAGAATATAGAAACGATCCAAACATTTCAAAGTTTACTGAAATAGATGCGTTAGCAAAATCATATATTAATGCAACACGAATGATTGGTTCAGATAAAGTGATTGTTCCAAACAATAACTCTACTGAAGAAGCATGGAATGAAGTTTATGATAAACTAGGTAGACCAGAGTCTGCTGAAAAATATAAACTTGATTTTAAATCTGAAGTTGCACCTGTAGATGAAAATGCAATGAAAGCATTTGCAGAGGTAGCTCACAAAACAGGTTTAAATGAAAAACAAGCACAAGCGATATTAGATTTTTATAAACAAAACTCTGAGAACACTGTGCAACAATTAAAGGTAGATACTGAAACTGCACAAGCTCAAGCTGAACAACAGCTTAGACAAGAGTGGGGTAAACAGTATGAAGCAAATATTAACAAAGCTGCATCAGTTGCAAAAGCCAATATGTCTGGTGATGTATTAGATATGCAACTCAAAGATGGAACAAGACTTGGAGATCATCCAGATGTCATTAAAGGTTTTGCTAAGATTGCTGGACTTTTATCTGAAGATAAAGTTGTTACAACTGAATCTGAAACAGTAGATCAAGGTAGAGATTTAGAATCTGAAATATCTAAGATTGTAAATGATAGATCAGGACCTTATTGGAATAAAGGTCATCCAGATCACGATAAACTTGTACAACAAGTCTACACCATGAGAGAGATGATTAATGGCGGAAAATAGTCATTTAAACGATACAGAACTTAGATTAGAAGTTTTGCGATTGGTTAAGGAATGTGGAACAGAATATCAAAAACAAAACCCCTTGCCAATCGCAGACGAATACTATAAATGGGTAACTAAGCGTGGGACAACTCGCAAGAACCCCACTGGCAAGAAGGGATAGACTTCTAGTCTAAAAGACTTTAAATCCAAGAGATGCCTATCAATTCCGATGGAGAACCTCTCTGTTTTGTTCAAACAAACGATAACAAATAAGGAGAGACAAATATGTCTACACAAGTAACAACAGCATTTGTACAGCAGTATTCTGCTAACATTCAAATGCTATCTCAACAAATGGGATCGTTATTAAGAGACAAAGTTCGTCTTGAAAGTGTCGTAGGTAAAAATGCGTTCTTTGACCAAGTAGGAGCAGTAACAGCTCAGAAAAGAACAAGCAGACATTCAGACACTCCACAAATTGACACTCCTCATGCAAGAAGAAGAGTATCTCTTGTGGATTATGAATTCGCTGACCTAATTGACGATCAAGACAAAGTAAGACTTTTAATTGATCCTACATCATCTTATGCTCAAGCTGCAGCTTTCGCTATGGGTAGAGCAATGGATGACGAAATAATCAGTGCTGCAACTGGAACAGCGTTCACTGGTGAAACTGGAAGTACATCAACTGCGTTACCTTCTGCACAGAAGATAACTGAGTCAGGTACAGATGGTTTAACAATTGCTAAATTAAGAACTGCAAAAGAAAAACTTGATTTACAAAGTGTTGATCCTTCAATTCCAAGACACATCATTGTATCGCCAAGACAGGTCACTGACTTATTAGGTACAACTGAAGTGACTTCAAGTGACTTCAATACAGTAAAAGCATTAGCTAATGGTGAAGTAAATTCATTCTTAGGTTTTAATTTTATTGTATCAAACAGACTATCAATCGCATCTTCTAAAAGATCTTGTATCGCATTCGCTCAAGACGGAATCGCTTTGGGTGTCGGTAAAGATGTAACAGCAAGAATAGATGAGAGAGCTGACAAAGGTTATGCTACTCAAGTTTACTACTGTGCGTCTTTCGGTGCTACTAGAATGGAAGAAGAGAAGGTAGTTGAAATCCAAGCTCACGAAGCGTAATAGGAGGAAAAAGTTATGGGAACTAAAAATACAGACCTAGTTGCAAATTTTGAGGCATCCCCTCAAGTTGCAAACAATTCTGCTGAATTACATGGCGTTCTTAGAACAGCTCATGGAACAGTTGAATTAGCCGCTGGTGATAGTAATGATGACGATATTGTCATGTTAGCACCGATTCCTTCAAATGCTGCTGTGCCAAGTTTATTTATTGGTTCAGACACATTAGGCGGATCGTGTACTTTCAATGTTGGAATATATACTACAGATGGAACAGTTAAAGATGAAGATGTCTTTGCAACTGCAGTAGCTGATGCTGGTGCAATGGCAGACGTTAGATTTGAAGCTGCTAACATCGACACTGCTGGTAAAAAAATGTATGAATTAGCTGGAGACACTACTGATCCAGGTGGTTACTACTACATCGCTGCTACAATGGCAGCTGAAGGTGGTACTGCTGGAACAATGTCTTGGAACATTTCATACGTAGTAAACTAATAGTAGTTTGAAGTGGGGGAGCAATCCCCCACTTTTCTTATGAAGAAAACAGAAAAACTAGAAACATTCATACATCTTAGAAAAGGCAATCACATTTACAGATACGTTCTTGTAGATCGTTTTGAACATACATCAAAACATCATCATGGTTTCAATTTAAAACCTTGCAGAACCACAGACGAGATCTGGCAACAACTTACACATCCTAGAAAATTAAGACGTAAATATATATTAAAAGATGACGAAAAATGATTTTGATCCAAGAAATCTTGGTTTATATAAAGAACCTAAACAGTTATTGCATTTTCAATGGCAAGACGATACTAGAGTTTATAGATATGCTTTGGTTGAAATTATTGAAGAAAAAGATATTAATAGTAGAACCAAGCAAAAGACAAATGAACAAGGTCTAACGCAACAGGAGATATGGCAACAATATGGCATCAGTAGTAGATATTTGTAATGGAGCTTTAAACCAACTGGGTGCATCAACAATCCTTTCATTGACAGAAGATTCTAAGAATGCAAGATTATGTAATGCACGATACACTCAAGTACGAGATTCAGTATTCAGATCTCACCCTTGGAATTGTTTACAAAAACGAGTTCAACTTGCAGCAGATACAGACACACCTGCATGGGGATTTACCAAACAATATACCCTCCCTGCAGATTGTTTACGATTGCTCACCATTCTTGATTACGACTCCGATTACAAAGTAGAAGGTAGAAAAATATTAACAGATAATTCTTCAGTAAAAATTTTATACATTGGTAGAATAGAAGATCCAAATGAATATGATGAGCTGTTAAGAGAAACATTATCAGCAGCAATCGCTGCAGATATTGCTTATGCGATTACATCATCTAATCCTTTGACTGCTAATATGTATAATTTATTTAGAGACAAGTTAAAAGAAGCAAGATTTGTA